TGCGGGAACAAATGAAGTCTTACAAGGGCTCCGACCTCCTGGTGTGACCACGGCATCGGGACTCCAACTTTTACTGGAGCAATCTTTTTCTAAATTTTCTCCTCAAATTCATCGATGGGAAAAGTTTTTGGAAAAGGGAGAGACGAAAAAATTAAAACTTATCGCTCATAAATACAGGGAACCACGACCTGAATTTATCAATAAACTTCGATCTCTTAACCGGGATATCTCGGACGTTGAAATCGTTAATTTCATCGGTTCGGATCTCAGGAATAATTGCCAGGTACGAATAGAAGCCGGGTCTTCCATCCCAAGATCAAATGCGGCCAAACAAGAGATGTTAAAAGAAATTATGTCCATGCCGGTTTTCGCTCCTATGCTGAACGACCCGGTGAACCAACAGGAATTTTTAGAACGTATGGGGATAAAAGGGTTCAATGCGGCTTATGAGACTGATTTCAAGAGAGCCAGTTGGGAAAATGAAATGCTGGACAATGGGAGTTTTCAAAATATTCAGATTATGCCGCTTGAAAATCACAATATTCATTTGGAACTTCATATGAACCGGATGAAAGAGCCATCCTTTATGACAATGCCGGATGACGTAAAAACTGGATATCAAATGCATGTAGACGCACATAATCAGATTTTGCAGCAACAAGCACAACAGGCGGCGGTGCAACAAGCTATGGCTCAAGGGAATATGCCGGCAAAAATGGCGCCCACAAATATGCAAACAACGCAGGGACAAGGAATTGATTTAAGTGGTGTTTAAGTATCTATTTGCAATTATGATTTTATTTGTTTAGAATGTTCTAAATATTAAAAAAGTAACTCGCCTGAACCGAGTTTTTCAAATAATTCTTCCAATAGCTTCAAGTTTTGCCTGAAGCGGGGTTTGGTTTGCCCCGTCTCGTCAGGGAGCCTGGGCTCTATCTTGGAAGGATTTTCCAGACCCCGCCTCAGACAAAACTTCCCACGAGGCCGATGCTCGTTAAAACATCGTAATGGGAAAAAGGAGAATCAATGGCGATGGTCGAACAAAATCCACCTGCGGACGTAACCCCGGAATCGTCCCCGGAACCGCAACAGGCCGTTCCTGAACCTCAACATCAAGAAGGCGAAGCCCCAAAACCTGCGGAGGCTGGCACCGAAACGCCAGGGCCGATACCTTATGAGAGATTTAAAGAGGTTAACGACCAGTTGAAAGATTTGAAGGCTTTGAAAGATTCCCAGGATTGGCAAGGATATCAGAAACTAAAAGATCAATTAGCAACCGATCCGAAGTTTGCGGCGCACTTTATCAATTCGATTAATTCGTTTTATACGCCGCCACAACAGACTCAAAAACCTGATCCCTATGCTGAATTTCCAAAAGAACTTGCAGAGCCTTTGCGGAAAACAGAAGTGCTGGAACAAGCGGTCCAGACCCTGATGTATGAAAATCAGGTTCAAAAGGCACAAGGTCTTTATCAGCAATATTCATCCCGCTTGAATGAAAAACTAACGTCAGTCCCCGAACATTGGCGTGATTTTTACCGTGAACAGGTAGAAATGGCTGCCGCTCGAATAAATCCAAATGCTTTGGCGAATTACGATCAGACTTTGGTCGATAAGGCTTTTGAACAAATTCATCAAAGAGCAATTCAGATTCAAAGGGCGGAGCGGGGTTCTTACGTTAGCGATAAAAGACAAGACAAAGCGCCTGTCAGTTCTTCAGGTGCAGCGCCCATGCAGACTCAGAAATCCACTTCAAATCAGGATGAAAGAGCGGCGCTTGTACATGAGTTATTGATGGCTGCAAATATTTGAAGAGTAATCGTTCTAGCCGCCTGACTCGGCTCTCAAAAATTCTTCCTTAGAAAAAAAGGAGAAATTTTATGCCAGTCGATTCCGGTACAATAGGTGGAATTCTTAAAAGAGTTTATTCGCCTGAAAAAATTGAAGACCAGCAAAACAGAATGTATTTGACATGGAGCCAGTTTGAAAAAGCTCCATCAAAACCCACAGGCCTTGGATTTTTTGGGTCTGTTCTCTTGGCAGGTAATCAGGAAGGTCTCGGATCTCAAAATGAATTGGAAGGGTTGAGACAATCCGGTCAGCAACGTCCTGAACAATTCGTCATTCGTCCTAAAATTCTGACCGATACCATTCAATTTTCAGGGCTCTCTCTGGAAATTGCAAAAGGTAATGAGGAAGCATTTGCAAATAATCTGACATTCCAAACCGATGAAGCATTGAAAGATGCTTTCAAAGAATTGAACGGCCAGATTTTTCGTGATGGGACCGGGACACTTTCTCTCGTGAATGGCGCAGTTGTGGCCTCAACAACGGTCGTTTTACAAAATGTCCAATACATCAAACAATTCATGAAACTGGATTTCTTTGATGCAGCGACCAATCTTATCAAACAGGCTTCCGGTGTCCAGGTACTTGATATCAATCTCAATACCAACACGATTACTCTCGATCAGCCCGTTACCGTTGACAATTTGGGTTTTATCTATCGTGAAAAAATTCATGATGGAGCCCCCGTCGATGGAAAAGAGCTGGCAGGTTTAAAACTTGCCGTGGATGACGGAACGATTGCGGCTTCCTATCAGGGGATTCCTCGTACAGGTGCTGGCTCTTATTTCACATGGAGAGGCATTCTTATCAATGCCGGCGGAGTCAACCTCACGAACGATCTTTTGCAAAGAACGATCATGAGAATGAAGGTTGCCGGGGCTCCTGACCCTGATTTTCTGGTCACGCATCCTCAGCAAACCCGTAAATATCTGGATATTGTAACCCCTTTGAAGCGGTTTGACAAAACTCAAACCTTGGATAGTGGGTATACGTCTCTGGAATGGAATGGAAAGGCCTGGAAGGAAGATACGGATGCTCCTCTCAATGCCGTTTATCTTTTGAACAAGAGTTATTTCCGAAAATATGAAGTCCATGGTTTGAAAATGGATGATCAATCCGGTTCGACACTCAAATGGAATCCCGGCTTTGATAGTTTCATTGCGTATCTCAAGTATTACGGAAATCTTGGATCTCATCGTCCGAACGCTTTGGCGCGGTTGGATAATTTGACAGTTCCGACATTCTAACGGAGATGGGGGGCCGCAAGGCCCCCTCTATCCTTATGCCTCCTACAGCGAATGAAGTTATTTTAGAAAAGATAAAAAATTATGATCCTCATCTAATTGTTGATTGGGATCATGAACGTGAATTGTGGGCTATCAAACGCAAGGCATCGGATGGAAGTATTCAACATTGTTTTTTTGTCCAGAACGAAGACGGATCTTTCCGTCCTTTAGATAATCGGGTGATGCGAGAACTTTATGAATGTGACATCTGGAAACATTTTAAAAATGCCGGAGAATATCATCAGTTTATTCAGGATAAAAACGCGGCTGTTTCTTTAAAAGCAGAAACGATTCGCCAGGATTATTTGAATTGGTGGAATCGTGAACACAAAACAGAATGGAAACAGGCAATGAATAATGCGCAACGCGGCGTTTTGGATATTCCGGAAGAAAAAGAGAAAAATATTTTTATCGATCTTAAATCACCAACACTAAAGGAGAATAGAGAATGAATATTTATAACGCAACGGAAGATGCCCGGATCGTGACGTTCAATAATTTCAGTCATATTATCGGGCCAGGCGAGACGAAGGCATTTTCTGATGATGCAGGACGATTTATCATCATGAAACATAGTTGTTATGGACTGGTTTCTCTCGAATATGGGGATAAGGACGAAGCAAAATATGGTTCTTTGTCGGAATTCAAAAAGGCAAAAAAGTTAGAAGGGCTTAAACTGTATAAAGATTTTACTGAACATTGTTTGAAACAGGAACAGATGTTCCCGAGAGAAAATAACGTGAAAAATGGTGGTGAAGTGGAGTTGAGCAATACTCAAGTCCCTTATTTTCAATCGAAGTTGAAGGAAATTGACGCGCTGATCCGGAACACACCGGGGAAAGAACAACCAAAGGTGGCACTTCCTGACAAGGCCCCCGAAAAGAGACGGGGAAGACCTCCCAGGAAGGTTTTGAATGTCAACGTTAGTGCAGCTCCGGACACGAGTCCGCCAGTATCTTGACGAAAGTGTCGCCGCCTACTGGACGGATACGGAGATCAATAACTGGATCAATCAGTCATATGCCTATTATTACATGTGGTTGGTCCAAGCCTTTGAAGGGTATTTTTCAAAAGATATTACTTTTGACATCATAGCCAATCAAGCGGCTTATCCGACTCCCGCCGATTTCTGGAAAGTTCGACTGATTGAAAGAGTTTATTCTTCATGGACGGTCCCTCTTCGAATTTTTGATCGGTATGATACAGCAAACATTATAGCGAATACGAATTTCTCAAATCTTTATCTTCCTACCTATCGATTTGAAGGTCAAAATTTTATTTTAGAACCCACTCCAGATACGACGATCACGGGCGGAATTCGTCTTGAATACATTCCACAAACGGTTTTTTTGGTTCTCGATACGGACACACCGCAACCTGGATATCTTCCGCAGTGGGAAGAGCCCATTATTTTGCGCGCCGCGATTTCCGCAAAAATGAAAGAAGAATCCGTTGTGAATTCAGGCACGGATCTTTCTTCTCTTTCGGCGGATCTTCAGACTTGGGAGCAAAATATTAAGGAATCGATGCAACAGAGGTCACAGCAACGCCGGTATACTGAACCATGGGGACCGGATGAAGGGGATAGTTACTATTATCCTTAAGGAGAATTTATGGCGCAACCTTTTGACTCAGAACAAGATATAAATTCGCGACAATTACAATCGCTCGTTGAATCAGTAACAAATCCAGGCCAAGCGGCACAAGCTGTTTGCAATCCTGATGGGACAGACCTTTTTGCAGGTGGTGGAGGTGGGGCGACGGCGGCAAAACAAGATACAGGGAATACGAGTCTTGCAAGTATTGACGGAAAACTTCCAACGATAGGTGTAACGACACCTTCAGCAAGCGTTTCTTTTGTAAATTCTCAATCAACATCTTTTGCTGTTGGTCAGCAAGCGATTACAAATGCAGCCGCAAAACTTAATGGTGGGACTGCAACAGCTTTCAAAAACGGTTTCGTTTTGAGAAATATGTCTACTTCAACGGCCAGTTTTTTTTACGGACTCGTTGGAGTTACCTCTACGACAGGAGACGAAATTATCCCAGGTGGAAGTGTTGTTATCCCGGTTGCTGACATTTCCACTGTCTACGTCATTGCCGTGTCAAGCGGAACGGCACGGGCTTCATGGGGAGGGTTCAATTAATGGAACTTCAATCTTCGACAAATTCACTACTTTTAGATGAGATTTTAATTAATCCGCTTGGGGGTGGACAAGATGACTGGCCCCGTCTCAATGCGTTTGTCAATTCTCTCGCCTATAAAAAAACAGTGGTGATGGGGCCAGGCACTTGGCTTTGCAAATCTCCATCGACTCTTCTTGCGGGGGTTAGTATCAGGTGTGCCCCTGGAGTAACCATTATTTCTTCGATGACCCCTACGGGTGGTCCAGGAGGAACGGCACGAACTGTATTTTTTGCTTCGGCAGATGTTCAAGCTACTCCACCTCATATTATTTCAACTACTTTAGCGGCTAATACAATTCTTGGAGCAAACACAATTTCAACAACGGCATCTTTTTTTGTTGGTGATTATATCGAGATTTACAATGATAACGCTTCAAATGTTGCTCAAAATTTTAAAGTTCTTAAAGTAACGGGCGGAGGTCCATACACAGTCACTCTTGACGCCCCTATCCTATTCCCTGATGCGTTTTTGGCGGCAGGATCTCATGTTGTAACAATTACGCCAGTTTCAGATATTAATATTTCAGGAGGCGGAGCAATTATCACAGGGACAGGTGATCGAGCGATTGAAATCGCAAATGGAAGAAATTGTCTTGTCAAAGATTTTAACATTACGCCTACCAGTGGAATGTTTACCTCCATTGCATGCTCATTTGATGTCGGGACTGTTGGTTGTATTTTTAACAATATCCAAGTTGATTGCGGATCTGTGGCCGGGGGAACTGTTGCGGCAGCCGGAATTGCGGTAGAAAGTGGATACGATGTTAAACTGAGATATTGCAGGGTCATTAATGGGACCATCGGGTTTTTTATTCCTGATTCAAGATGCAGTGAAATCATCAATCCAGTCAGCGAAAATTGTACATATGGGTTTCAATTTACAGCAGGAGGGACAGGCCAAAATGGTGCGATGTACAATGATGTTATTGATGGGAAAATGATCAATTGCGTTTATGGCCTTAACGTGAATGGACCCTATAATGTTATTGATGGGATGAAATTTATCAACTGTTCGATTGCTGGGTCTTATACCGATAGCTCTACGAATATTTCTGGCACTGGAAAGGGAGGATTGAATCGACTCGTAAATTGCACGTGGTCAGGGAACGCAAAAAATGGAATTTTGGGGACTGCTGCTTCTGCAACGAGTTTGACGGATGTTGAGTATGTCAATCCTCATTTTGTAGAAGATGGCTATGGTGCCGCAAACATTTGGTCGTATTCTGGGGCATGTAAAGTAAAAAACATGCAGTTAGATAATTCCGTTGATTATGGCGGAGGCGGATCGAATGGATGTTGCGGTGTTTATGTTACCACGGACAAAAAGGTCACAATCGATGGTCTAATTCTAAATCTTCCAGCAAGTCCGGCGAACGGAATGAACGGTGTTATTTCTCAATCTGTAAGTGCCAATACAATTATTGAATTGAATAATACGCAATGCACTGGTGGCTATTTTGGAATTTATTTTTATGCGAATAGTGGTCGGTTGATTAAAGGCCAGAATGTAAATTTTAGTTCTGCGGCAACTCCACAGACGATAAATTCAGGATGCACAGTTTCTTGGAGAACGCCTGTTGGGGCTGGTAATTACGTTGTCACCGTCACTGATGTTTTGATCGCTAAAACTGCCATTACAGGAGGCGGAGACGGAATTTCTCTTCCAGCATCTTTGATGGATGGACGGTTAATAGTTATTAAAGATGAGGCTGGAACGGCTGGAACCAACGCTATTACTGTGACACCTGTCAGCGGCACTATTGACGGGGCTGCGAATTATGCGATTAACACAAATTATGCTTCTATAACAGTTTACTCCAACGGAACAAATTGGTTTATCGAATAGGAGATTTATGGCTTATTTTTCAATAAGTAATTTTTTAAAAACTACTAGTAATCTTTCTGATCTTGCCAATGCTTCAACAGCACGGACTAATCTCGGCTTGGGAACGGCTGCAACTCAAGCTTCATCGGCGTTTCTGGTTGTGGATGGATATAACTCGGCTTCTTATTCTACAGCCGATATTGATATAGGCACTACGAATGATGGCGCCTTTGCCGATGTTGATGCTACGAATGCCACTCTTACTTTTACCGTGAATAATACAGGAAGATTTTTAGTCAATTTCCAATTTTCTTTGAATATTGTCGGCGGTGTTGGTTTGGCAGTAACTTCTTCTACAATTTTCCGTCTCACTGACGGAACTAATCCATCATCGGCTATTCAAGCGGGTACAGCTCAACCAGCTAGTGTCGCTTTTTCAGAATCGATTACGATTCCGTTTAATTTACAAGCTGTTTTCAATTTCACATCCACTGGCAGCAAAACTATAAAACTTCAAAAACAGAATTTAACAAGTACAAATATCGGCACAAGAACCGTTGAGGCGGATTCAAATTCGCCTCTTTCAATGTTTGCTGTTAGAATAGCTAATTAAAGAGTCCGCCTGAACCGGATCATTAAAATCCTTCCTTCATTCGTGAGGGAAGTGTGGCAATTCCATTTCAAAACTACAACTTCATCGGTGACACCTTCGCAACGGGAGGGCTTAATCTCAAGGCGGCATTGACGAATTTTAAAGATAATGAATCCCCAAGTTGCCAGAACGTTATTTTTACAAAAACAGGATCAGTTGCCAAAAGAAATGGTTTTTTCAAATTAAATTCTACCCAACTTCCTGGAACAACGACTGGAATTTTCCAACTCAATAAATCAGATGGGACTTCAGGCGTCATCATCGGGAATAATACGGATCTTTATCTTTCTGCAACTTCTCCCGTTTCTTTCAAATCAGGACAGACGGCTGGAGCACTCTATAGCTTCGCTGCATTGAATGATTATGCCTTCATCGTTAATGGTGTTGATGGCAATCTGAAATATGATCTCCTCACAGTCAGTGGATTAGGCATAAGTGCGCCAGGCGCGGCACCTACAGATGGAGGTGCACTTGCCGGAGCTAATCTGACAGCAGCCAGCAATTACCAATGGGTTTTTACATTCGTCAATGCGGATGGCCATGAATCCAATCCGTCTCCTGTATCAGCTATTATCGTAACGGGCGGTGCGGGCAATCAGGATAGAAGAATAAATATTACTGCTTCCGCAGATATCCAAGTTGTTGCGAGAAATGTTTATCGAACTTTTGCTAATCTTCCTGGGGCTTATTTCTTCGCTGGCTCTGTGAATGACAATGTAACTCTCATATTCGATGATCACACTCCTGATGCCAGTCTTGGCGCACAAGCCCTTTTTGATAACGATAAGCCGCCAGTACTAAAATACATAGTCACGCATAAAAATAGACTCTTTGGAGTGGAAGCAGCGAATCCTTCACGCCTTCGATTTTCAAAGGATCTAAATCAAGACGCGTGGCCAGCACTTTTTTTTGACGATGTTTCGCCGGATGATGGCGAAAATATTACCGCCCTTGTTTCTTTTTTCGATCAGCTCATTATTTTCAAAAGAACTTCTATTTATATTCTTTCGGGAAACAATGAGACGGATTTTATTGTCCAAAGATCTCAAGGAGATTCACGGATTGGTTGCGTTTCAAATCGTACAGCTTGGGTATGTGATAATTTTGTACTTTTTCTCTCTGAACGTGGGATCTATGGATTTGACGGACTTCGTACTCAATACCTCAGTGCGAATATGGAGCCAATTTTTGATGTTACTAACTCAAATCAGAGTTTGAGGTATAATTTTTCTCAGGAAGGCATTACTTGTGCGGCAAATTATAAGAATGGTTCTCGAAACTGGTATGTTCTTTCACTTCCTTCGGGCTCTTCCACTTCCAATACGTTTTGTCTTGTTTATGATTTTACCCTTGGGAATTGGACTATTTTTCAGGGAATTTTTGCCCATTCATTAGCGATTGTGCAGGAGAGCAACGAACCGAAATTGTATTCAGGTGATTATAATGGCTTCCTTTGGAAACAAGACACAACTAATAATGACGGTTTTTTTCATTTCCCTTCGTTCTCAACTTCAAATACAAATACGAATCTCACTTTAAGAGATGACTCCCAAGCAAATGTCGTTAGTGTGGCAACCAGTGGGGGAGCTGCTACACTTACCGATACGACACTCTTGGGAGTTACTCTTAATCAATATGCTGGGAAACAGATTTATATTGAGTCAGGTACAGGCATAGGCCAAGTGAATACGATTGTTAGTAATACGGTAACGCCAGTGACTTTTACCGTTATGAATCCATGGGGTGTTATACCTGACAACACTTCACATTATATTGTGGGTGGTTGGCAAATCGATGCCGCAAAAGGGGTAAGAGTTAAAATCCTTTCCGGAAAAGATATTGGAGACATTCGTCTCATCACAAGCAATCTTCCGACAAAATTTACCATTAGCGTCCCATGGTCTACAAATCCGGATACGACCTCAGAATATTCTATCGGATTCATTGAGGCGGAATGGCAATCACGCTGGTTTCATTATAATATTCCTGAATTCGTAAAGAGACTTCGTTATATTCATATTAATACGGAACGGGAAGGAAATTATAATCTGGATATCGGCTTCCGGTTCGATTTTGAAATAGGAGATCAAAATACGTTCTTTCAAAGTCTTTCCCTGGCAGGAACAAATTCTATTTGGGATCAAAGCATGTGGGATATGGCCTCTTGGGATCAAACTTCCTTATCAATCAATAGGATTTCAAATACTTCAAATACGATTCATCGATATGTTCAGATTCTTTTCAGAAATAACGCTGGCGGTGAGCCTTTTGCCGTCAATAGTCTCAACATGCTCTATCAGGTAAAGGGGGTCAGGCGATGAAAATTCCTTCTGGATTTGTTTTACAGGATTTGAAACCTTATGAGATCAATCTTGAGTTGAACAGGATCAAGACCGTTGTAAACGGCCAACTTCAGTTTGGAACATTGTCAGGATCAGACAAAAACATGGATGGAGTAATGATCCTGCATACTTTTAAAATGGCGAATGTTGAAGAATCTGTGACGCATGCCTTGGGGTCTGTTCCTATAGGCTATCTCGTGCTTAGAAACGGTAACGGCGGCGTAATCTATGATGGAACGAGTACAACAACCACGAATGTTATTTTTTTAAAAAGTACTACTGGAAATAATACCGTTTTAATGTTTATATTAAGGTAATTTCCCCCTCCTGATAGGGTTCAAAAATCCTTCCTCCGTTATGGAGGAATTTTGGGCCTGATCGTTAAACCAAATACATTTGTTCCCGGTACAGTCATTCGGTCGGCTGAAGTTAACGCTGATTTTGATACGCTCTACAATGCTTTTAACGGTGGGATTACGACTCCCAATTTAGGCAGTCTTACGAGCATCACTTTCACTCCCATTGCTGACCCTGGTTCTCCGGCATCAGATCAATTCTGGATCTCTACAACAACTTCCAATACGATTAAATATTATGATGGTGCCGCCACGCGAAGCATTACGGATCTTTCCTTAACGCAAACACTTTCAAACAAAACTCTTTCCTCTCCTCTTATAAATGGAAATTTTGGTCTTAACGCATCTGGAAGTATTGGAATCCCTTCAGGTCAAAAGATATTTTTAGACGGAACAAATCTTTCTGGTGACACCTATATTTTTGAAGTTGCGCCAAATATTGCAAGAATTTTTACAGGGGGAGCACCAAGACTAGATGTTGGGAATGTCATCACTCAAATTTATACTGATACTTCCATTGAGACGACTAATAAGCTTTTTCTCGATGGTGGGGGCGATACTTATTTCATTGAATCGGCGGCAAATGTAATAACAGCTTTTGCTGGTGGTACTAACGTATTTTCCTCTTCATCTGTACAATTAGGGCTGGGATCAACGATTGATCTAGCACTATCGAGCGGGAAGAAATTTTATCTCGATGGTGGTGGTAACGATTATTGGACGAATTCATCTAATGGAACAAATCAACTTTGGGCGAATGGTCTTCTTGCTTTTAGTACCCTGAGTACTGGGGAAGTTTATTTCGGCGATAATGCCTATATGATCCATGGGAAGAAATTTTTTCTTTCCGATATAACGAACGATTATTGGATCAATTCTGCAAGCGGTCAGAACGATCTATATTCCGCTGGTACACTCACAATAAGAACAAAATCAACCGGCGAGGTACTCTTCCCAGCAGTCGATCCGCCGACGGCGAATTATGCGAATCGGAATAGTATAGTGAAGGCATGGGGAAAATTTGCCAATGATGGCACGTTATTAGCTGGGTATAATATTAATGGAAATGCGACCCATCCAGCGACTGGAAGATATACGATATCTTTCACAACAAGTTTTTCTTCAACCAATTATTCTATTACGATTACTCCAGAGCTTGTTGGTGGTTATGGCGGCTCCGCTCATGTAGGGAATTGGCTCCAAAGTGGCATAGCTTCTGGTTCTATTAATGTGGGCATACAACGGATCAGCGATGGAACTGAACGAGATGCACAATTTTCAATTATGGTTATTGGGACACAATAGATTATTGAATTTTTCTTGTATAGATACTATCGCAAAGACCTTGTTTTAGATCATATTGGCAAACAAATTTCAAATCGCCTTCTTTAATATTTAGATTATGGAGCTTAGAATAAGTATCCGCATTGTATTGATCCATGATTGAGCCAGAACATCCGACTGTAACAATTGCCGCTCGGCCACTAACAGTTGTGCTAATCACTTGAAAGTGATCGCCTGTCTTTATGTTTGTTCCATTGCCAGCGTTTAGAATTTTTAATGTCACAATTTTATTGTTTTCCATAATATTAAAGGCGTCTATATTCTCGTTACAGTTGGAATCTTTTAACGAATAATTACCGGCTATTCCTAGAGAGATATCGGATATTAACCCAGCACTACTACATCCAAAGATATGAATTTGGAATAGAAGGAATAGAAGGAATAGAAAAAATATTCTCATTGTCTTGTGAAAATGACCCGTTGGCATGTAGCTCCCCCAAAAGAACAATCAGCGGTAAACGTCCCACCCACAAAAGTTCCATTACAAGAACCATCAGCCGCCAGGCTTGAGCCTTTGCATTCAGCCGAATAATCTCCATTGTCTGTGACATCTCCCGTAC